CTCAGCCAGTGTCACGAGTTCAATCACGTTTTATCCCTCCCGTCGCGGCCACGCTTGGCAGCCAGGGTCCAGCCTTTCGAGCCAGCCTCACCCGGCTTGTCCTGCGTCCGATCGTCGCAGTGCCACAGAGAGCCGCCCCATGTAACCGTGTCGCCAGGCAGATATTCCTGACCGGATTTGAATACGCCCTGATAAATCATTACAGGCACGTCAAAGGATTTAGTTTCGCTGGCGCCACTGGTGCGGCTAACCGTCAGGGTGAAGCAACGCTGCTCAGATTGCTGAATATCAACACCCGCCACACCATCAACAAGACATTCCCAGCCACGCATACCATGGGTTTTCTCGTAAGCGCGCCATAGGCCGCCGTTATGCGTGGCATAGCTGCCACGTGGGTAGCTTTTCCCTTCATCAATGAAAGGTAGAATCTCCAGCGACAGGGCGTCCCGGCCATTTTCTCCATCTTTACCCGGCTCTGCTGCGGGCAGCGCTGCAATCGCCTCATTAACCAACGATCTCACATCTGGCAGCTCCGGCATGGATGCGGAAACCAGCTCCTGAATCATCGTCTGGACGTCTTCAGTTGTGACACTTTTACCGTCCTGCGGTACCGGGATAGCGGCTACCGCCTCACTGACAGCTTCTTCAACTGCCTGTTTAAGCATGGCGGGATCAAAGTCTTTACCGTCCTTTGGTACAGGTATCTCTGCCACGGCATTGCTGACTAGCTCCTGTAAAACGGGGGTGATATCGTCGACCGTGACACTTTTACCGTCACGCGGAACCGGGATAGCAGCTACCGCCTCGCTGATCATAGTGGCAACATCTGGAAGCTCCGGCGCTGCCTGGGCTGGTAATTTAGCAATTTCCGCTTTCACCATGCTCTCGACGTCTGGAGCGGGCGCATTACTGATTTCTTCAACCTGCTTTGCGAGACTGGTTAGCCTCTCCTCATAGTCCTCTTTCAGCGCCTGAATACTTTTACTGAAGCTGTCACGCATTTCAGCGAGAACCTGACCAAATTCCTCGCCCAGCACCTTTATCAGGGATAGTTCGCGTTCATTCATTTTGTAAGAAATCCTCTGATCATGGCTTTGGCTGCCGACTGCTCAGCATCGGTTAAAGCCTTTCCTTCATTCGTTGAGGCTGAAGGTTGGGACAAACTGCTTTTACCAAACGGATCATCCGAAGCATCACGGCGCGCCAGCGCCTCAAGGCTGAAGTTCTGCTGTTGAAGGTAAAGAGAGTCCCCTCCAGCCAGGGGAGGCAGGTTCTCACTTTTCCTCGCTTCGTTTGGTGTGAGGATAGTATTTTTCACCCCTTCCCCCAGGGATTTGATACGGCGTTCACTGTCCATACGCAGCAGCGCATTAACATCAAACTCAGTCCCTGTATCACCCTCAAGTTCAAACGCTTCATCCAGCAGCAATTCGATGGACTCAATCAGTGACTGAAGACACTGTGAGTAATACTGCTGATCCTGCGCCTCGATGTTGTCATGTGTTGGCAGTTCACCGATGCCAACCTTATAAGCAGGCACGTGAAATACTGAACAGACAATCTGCGCGGTCATGCGAAGCTGTTCGACAGTTTGCGCATCAGCAGCTGAGACTGTCCGGGGAACATATTTCGCACCATTGCTCAGAATGGCGGTTTTACCCGCATTTTCCCCGGTATAACCAGTGTCCCAGTTTTCTTTGATCTTCCTGGCGTTCTCTTCCGTAATCGAGCCCGGAACCTCGATAACACCGCTGGGTTTCCCGCCATTGCGGAAAAAGTACGCTGAGCTTTCCTGAATATGGTGACCCTGCATTGCAGCCAGACCAGCAGCATAAATCGGGGAAAGACCAATAAGGGGATGGAACAGACAGTTGAACCGATCGTGAATAACCTCTCGTGCCGGTACAGTCACAGATGATTCAATACCGGCCATGTTATCCGGATTGATCTGGTAGAAGACAGAGCCATCATCAGCTACCAGCGGCGTAACCTTGTTCCAGTCCAGCAGCCTCAGCTCGGTTATCTCACCGCGATTGTTCCGGATCTTGAGCGCAACGGTATTACCTTCGCACAGCTTGGAATTCAGCCAGTGCTCAAAGAACTGGATGCGGTTCTGAAAGGCATTTGGCCTGGAATACAGCGCGGCTATCTTTCCGGTTTTAATTTCCCTCCGAACGCCATTTGAATCCTGTTTCATCAGGCGCGGAGGCATTTTAGCGATATCACTTGCGATCAGAGATATGCAGGAAAACACAGCATAATAGGAGAGAACCGTTTTGGGCTTAATTTCCATGTTCTGCTGCCAGGCCCCGGCGTAGGGTTCGTGGACATAACTGAACATCGGCGTCCAGCCCCCGCGGTTGACAACAGGCTGCTGTAGATTTTTGACTTGCCCCTCTTTTCTTCGGAAAGGATTCCACATTAGCCGTTCTCCGCTCTACGCTTATTCTTCCTCACCCTGGTAGTTACCTCGGTGAAATATTCAGCCTTGCCAAGCAGCACCAGCACCCTTGCGCACCGATCGTCCACGGTCTTTACGTCTCCCGTAACAGAGTCATGTGTGCGTTGCAGATATCTGATTTTTGCCATGCAATATGGCGGGGTTTCCCCCGCCCTCCTTTCGCGTTAGCTTCCCTGGTTAGAGCCGTAGTTCACACCAGAAATAACCGCCACCGCTGCCGTGCGGCGACGCTTCCAGTTGATCCAGCGCTCGGCACGGATAGCCACGCTGTTCGTCTGGAACATGGAAACCAGCTCCGTTCCGGTTGGGCTGACGCTGTCGCCAGTAGGATCGCTTTCCATTTCCAGAGAGGCTTCACGTGACATATCCACTGCCACACCACCGTCGTCAGCCAGATAAATATCCGGCGCGTTCAGCAGGGTAAGATTGCTTCCGGCGTACTGCGAAACGATAGCCGGAAGCCCCTGGAATGTGCCGCCAAGCAGGGTCATTTCCGGATACATTTTCTGGCCCAGAGCATTTTTCTTCATGGACAGCGCCAACGCGTTGGTGCTGGACATGATCCACACGCCGCCAGTTGGCTGGAGGTTATTGGAGACAAACTGAGCGAATGCCGCTTCAGCATCTGCATCCGGATCGCCGGTTGATGGAACAGCCACAATACCGTTGGTAATTGAGGCCGGAGAGACGTTAGCAACTTCAGCTTTCGCCGGGTTAATGAAGTCCGTATCCAGGCGTGCAATGACCGCTTCTGCCAGCGCATTACGCACCAGTGCATCAGCTGCCGGATTGGAGAACCGGATCAGCTCATCGGTCAGCACCGCAATGGCTGCGACTTTGGCGAAGCTGAACGTGATGGACTCAAAGTCGAATTTGGTCAGCGGCTTGGCCTTACCCTGACCTACCCAGCTTGCAGATCCGCCGGAGGTTTGTGCCGGAATGCGAATGTTGAACGGGACCTGACGCAGGGCAGGAATACCACCCTGACCGAAACGACCGATAATGGTCTGCGGGCGGAGGAATTCAACAAAATCATTTGCGTATTCCTGATACTCCACCAGCGCACCAGCCCACTGAGGATCGGTCGTTGTGCCAGCACCAACAGCGGCTTTCAGCACATGGTGAAGTTTCGCATCATCCGGGTACTGCTTACGTGCAATTTCCAGCGCTTCAGAACGGCTGCCGTTTGCCGCCGCCAGTGCCTTGGCAAAACGGGCAAAGGCGATACCTTTCTCCAGATTTTGCTCAACGCGAATGATCCCCGGCGCGTTTGTCTTCACGGTGGTGAATTCGCCACCAGCAGCTTTAGATACCGGTTTTGCAGTCGATGCCAGATTGCTTTCCATGTCGCGCAGTCGTTTGAGGTGCGCATCAACTGATTTAATTTCTGCGGATGTGTTGTCGTAGCTCTCTTCTTCTTCAGCGTCCAGGGTGCGTCCCTCTTCAGCCGCCTTTGACATCACTTCATCAAGTGATGCGGCCAGCGCTGCACGCTTCGCTTCAAAGCTCTTGATTTGTTCTGCGATATTCATCGAAATGTTTCCTTTTTTGGTTTTGGGTGCTGTAGCGCCAGCGGTTTTAGAAGTTTTCACTACCGGTTTCTCATTGCCGGACGCGGCGAGAAACTGGCGATCGAAAGATTTAACGGTCTGGATTGAGCAGTCGGCGTTTGCCGGAATGGTTACTGCGGATGTTTCCAGCATTTCCCATTCCTGAAAATGGATGCCGCCTGAATCAAGGAATGCGTATTTAAGAGGTTTAAAACCTACTGACAGGCCTTTAACCAACTGTGACTTGATAGAGGCCCAAGCTTCTTCAAGACGCGCTGCAAGTTGAGATGGCATATCAGGAGTTGGCTTGACCAACTGTGCGGTGATTT